GCGTAGTTTGTTGTAACACATGAAGCAATAACACCTTGTGCAATTCTATCACCAGGATTAATAGTAAAAGGTTCTTGTTTATGGTTGATTAATATGACACCAACTTCACCACGATAATCACTATCTACTGTACCTGGACTGTTTAATACTGTTATTCCATGTTTGGCAGCAAGACCACTTCTCGGACGGACTTGCAATTCCAAACCTTCAGGTAACTCAAAATATAACCCTGTTGGTATGATTCTAATATTATCACCACTATCACATCCTGGGATTTCCGTTGGTGATTGTACGTGAGCCCTAAAATCGAAACCAGCTGAACCACTAGTTGCATATTCAGGGTTTTTATTAGGTGACTTATTAATATAATTAATACTTATTTTATTAGTTCCACTATTTAAATCATATTCCTTAACAGAATCAAACATGGTTAAAGTAGTTTTAATATCTTCTTTTGATTTTTCATCCAATAAATCAGAGTTTAGTAAACTCTTTAAACTTTCAATTTCTTTTTCTATTTCTCCCATTATTTAAGGTTATTTAATTTTGTTATTATATCTATTAATGCTTTAACATCTTTTTCACAATATTCTTTTATTTCTTCATGTTTACCATTCCAATAATTACTGGTTACATTATCACCTTTAACATCACCATTTTTTGGTGAATCTACATCCAATGACGAACAAACCAAATCCAATGAACTTAAAGACCAACCATTACCAAATTGCCAAACATCTTTAGTATCTAATACTTTTAACTCCCATGGTTTAGTATTATGGTTTGGGAATAGTTTGGGTGGTTCTAGTCCTTGTATAAAATACCTTTTACCTAAAAAAGGGATATCAAACCCTTTAACGTTGTGACCAGATAACTCAAAACCCAAACCCTCAACCTTATTAAAAACTTTTCTTGTTTCTAATAGAATATGTAATTCATCATCACCATAAAAAGATTCGTAACGTTCTTCACCGCCTTTAGTAACAAAACCCATAGATAAACAAGCAACCTTCCCAAATTCAGGGAAGAATGCTGCTGTTTGTCTATAAACTTCTTGATAAATTTCTTTTTCTGTCATTACTTCAGAATCTATTCTAGATTCGTCAGTAACTTTTTTTCTAAAAGAATCGTAGTATCTAAACCACATTTCTAATTGTCTTTTAGGTAAATCATATGGGTCTTTGTATTGACTAACCGTTTCAATATCAAAAAATAATAATTTATCTATATTAAATTGCATTTGTTTCTTCTATTAATTGTTTAACTTCTTTTCTATTGTCTTGTACCACTTTTTTATAAAACTCACTACGTTTCTCTGTTACAGTATTAATATGGTATTTATCTTTAACTGTATTATATAAGTTTTCTTTTAATAAATCAACCAACTCAGGGTTATCTTTTAACTTTTTAAGTGCTTTATACCAATCTTTATGGTTTTTATGTGGGGCAATTAATATAGCATTACCTTTTTCATTAATAGTACCACCTTTTTCAAACAAATTTACACAATCTATTTGATATGGCCCAAAATCTTGTGCTATTAATGCCTTTTTATGGAATCCCGCTTCAATAACTTTAAGTTGTGATTTGTATTTATTAAAATCATGTTCTTTAAGTGGAGCCATAGATATATCAAATAAATTATAATTAGAAGCGTATGTTGTAATAGGTTTAGTCCAAACCCTACGATAAACTTGGTTAGTGTTGTTGTTTTGTTTATCGATAACTTCGTCATATTTTTTAATCTGTGTTAAATAATCATTATCTAATAATTTATAATTATCAGTAAACATTTCTTCATATCTAGACCACACACTTTCTTCAGGTCTGATTTTTCTAGTTCTTTGTTGTCCTGTATTTCTATCTATTTCAGTAATATTACCCCTAGTATCAAAACCACATAAAACAAATTGTGTGTCGTTAATATTTTCTTTTAAGAATCTACTTACACTATCACCAACAATCAATAAATCGTGATAGTGTGAAGATCCACCCAACCAACCAACACGCATATTTTTAGTTGTTGGTTCAACATTGTGTTGAAATTGTTTTTCCTCAGGGTCAATTGCGTTAGGTAATACAATAACATTTTTATTTAATTTACTAATTTGTTCAGCAAATAAATGAGTTGTGGTTGTTACATAATCAACTCTTTTAATGTTTTCCATTATTTTTGTTGGTAAATTTTCTTTAATAATCATTTGGTAAGCCGGATGTTCTTTTGATGGAGACCAATAGTCATCTAAATCCATTATTGTTGTAATACCATATGATTTTATTTTATCGTGAATTTGATTAAACTCCTCTAAATAAACTTGTCTATAAACACCATTTTGTGCTGTCGGTAGGGTTCTATGGAAGTGTACTATATCGTATTGTTTAACAAAAGATTCGTCATCCCAGTTAAAATCTGTTGTTCCTGCTGTTATAATATCTACATGAAACTCATTACCATATAATTCTTGTAATTTTAAGTGTGGTTCTACTGAACGAAATTTTGACACTCCTGTACGGTCAGAAGGCAATACTAAAACTTTAATTTTACTCATAATATATTTTTTTAGTAAAATATAACATTAAATTTAAATTTGTAAACAAAAAAAAAACCCGACCTAAGTCGGGTTTTTAATTATTTCTTTTTTGGTGAACCTTTTTTTCCTTTACACCCACATCCAATCTGTTTCATGATATTTGTTTTTTTTTTATGTGTTATTTTCTTTCTCTAGATTCTTTTAATAAAACCTTCATTAATCTAGTATTTTCTTTAATAACCTTATTATCAAAATACTTTTCTACAATTGAAGGTAATACTTTAGTTAATTCTTCTGCAATAATTTTTCTAATTTGTCCTTCGTTTATATTTGTTGTATTAACTTCTTCTCTAATTATAGCTGGTTGAGTATTAGTATTAACATTTTTACTGTAGTTTGGGTTTAATTGTTTTATAACTTCTTCACTAACACCAAAACCATCTGTAACTTCTGGTTGTTGTATTGGGTTTTCTAACATAACTTTTTGTATTTCAGGTGGTAATTTAGATTCTAAAACCCTATTTTTATACTCAGGACTATCAACATTTACAGTATCCCTTACTTGTTTAGTTTGTTGGGTATGATTAGTAGGTACAGACCCTTCACTAATAGGTGTGGTAGTTGTCCTACTTTCAACATTAGTCTTTAATGTTTGTATATCAGTAGAATCGTATTGTTTAGCTCTTTTATCTACCTCTTTAGCTTTCTTTAAAATTTCTAATAATTTTTCGTTCATCTTTTAAAATTTAGCTTGTTTATAAATTCTTATCATACTTCTATCACCATCTTGGTTATACTTCGGTACTGAACTATCTCTTTCTGAAATAGGTACATAGAAAAAACTGGGGTATGGTCTCCATTGTGTTATCCTATCTAACCTAAATGTTTTCCATCCAGGTGAATCTGTTTCAGTAACCCCATTCAATTGGTAAACTCTAATAATAGGATTCCCACCCTTAGATAAACCATGAACATAAGTTTCTATATTCCTGTAACCCACCAAATTTTTATCTTCCTCTTCTGGAGTTCTATTAATTTTAGGGTCATAATATATCCTAACTCTTTGTTTTTTTTCTATCGCATTATCAACCAAAGAAGTATTTACAGCTTCCAATATAATGTTTTCTAACAAAGAGTAAAGTTTCATATTACCAATATTGTTCTGTATATGTAAAGTTATAGTAGTTAGTACCAGGTTTATATTTATTACCTGAGTTATAAAGTAAAGTAGTTTTAGCTACTTTATCATCAGAAGTACCAACACCTTGTCCAGGTCCAACTTCACCCCTACCTTCATCATCACCATCAGATTGTGCATTAGGGTGTTGTGCACTATATCCTTGGTTGGGAACATTTTTGTACTCATTAAAAGATGTGATACTTGCTCTTTGAGCGTCACCAGTTTGTTTTAAAGTTGGTTCTTGGTTAGTTACAGCACCACCATTAGGGTTTAATTCTTGTACAGAGTTTTTATCTGTTAAGATTGGTGTGATTGATTGTCCGTTAGGCATAATTTTTTGTTTTTATTGATTTCTGTTATTAGGTCATCTAATACCTTTATTCTATAAATACCTTCTTGTCTTAAAATTTTATTGGTATCAGAATCATGACTATCTGTTTTAACACTTGGTGTACTTAATTTTTCCTTTTGATATTGGTTTGGCATCCCTATATCACTCATGGCTTTTTTCTTTGAATTAACGTTATTTCGCATATTATCCAATTTATTTTGCACCCATGATTTCATTTTTGTACCACCATTTAATAGATAAGGTGTTTCATTATTTTTACCTTCGAAACCATCAAAAAAATTTTTAATTCTTTTTAATTGTTCGTATGATATATCTTTTTTATCACACAAACCTCTTAAACGTTCATAACCCTCAACATCTTTTGGGCCTTTATAAGCATTATATATTCTTTTTAAATGATAATTAATATCATCATCTATTAATATTTTTCCATTTTTTAATTCACTATTAGCCATTAAAATAACCTTCTTTTTAATTCTTCTTTTTGATTACTAGGTATGTCTGTTAAGTCCATACCTAATAAATAATTTAAAATAACAGCCTTTTCTTCACCACTAGCGTTATTCTTTTCAATAATATCTTTTAAAGCACCTACTTTTCTAATTAGTATAGGGTTAGTGTCTCTTATAGAATTTAACTCACCTATTTTTGTTTGAATAGAATCTGTATTGTTTGTTTTAACAAATTCCTTATCAAATTCTTTTTTAGTAAAAATATTTTCTTTAATATTTTTCTTTTTAATTATTTTTTTCTTTATTTTCTTAGGTTCCTTAACCTCACTATTTGTTTCATCATCTTCACCAACATAAGTACGACCATAGTTGTTATATCTACTAACACCTTGTCTAGTCATGTGAACATAATCATCCGTAGTTTCTTTTGATGCAGTAACATTGTTTAGTTGGTCTATTTTTTGACCACCACTAATTCTACTACCATCTTTATTAACTAATTCAGTTACTAAAAGAATATTCATATTAACTTTTATAAATAAATATCTTGTTTATTGGTTAATTTTAAAATTATTATAAATATTTAATATTCTTTTTTTTTAACCCTTATATCTTTTAATTAAAGAATCAACATCTTCTATTGTTGGGTCACCCTCTAACTCCACTATCCATTTACGCATAACCTCAGCTTTTTCGTATTCTTCTTCAATTAAATAAATTTTTAATTTAAGTTTTAACAATCTTATATCAGCTTCAGAACCTTTTGGCATAATCGTTAAATTAAGTTAAAAATATTCAATGTCGTCGTCTGAAGTTTCATTTGCAACATCATTTGCAACCTCATTTACAACATCACCCTCAAACCTATCTTTTATCATGTATTCAGGTGAAACACCCTTTTTATTCCAAAAAAACATCTCCTCTTTACTAATAGTCATTAACTCATCTAAACTATCCTGGTCTTCAGGTTTTGTTGCTATACCAGATACTAATTCTAACTCACTACTAGTAAAAAATTGTTTATCTTCGGGGTCTGTAATTAAAAGTGATTCTCTTACATGTGTTTTAAAAACAACCAAAAGAGGTTCAACTTTTTTATTAAATGCATCAATATATTTAGGTACGTTATATTCACCCTTCAAATCAGGGTTTTTTTCTATCTCTTCTGAAGTAATTAAATATGAGTTAAATACTAATGTACCTTCAGGTGGGTCGTTTTTAGTTTTCTTAACCTGAATATCCCCATGTGATTTTTTAGTACCATTATTTACATAATAAACCTCATCACCTAATTGTACGTGGACATTTTCTTTAATAATTAATTCCATATGTGCCTGTCTAGGTAGTGGTGCACCATTTTTATTTGTACCACGTTTAAGGTATTGTGCAACTGTTTTCTTAACCTTAGATTTGTTTGCAATATCAGCCAAAGGAATATCCATATTATAAATACGTTCAAAATATTCATTATAATAATCAACAAATTCTTTTCCTTTACCATCCAATAGCATCTTAATACCATTATTCAAGAATGTTTTAATATATTTTTGAATCATTTTACCTTTAATGGTATTACCTGTTAATTTAATTTTACCATTAGGTTTTAATGTTGCGTAGTTTTTACGTGATAAATTAATTGTTGCCGGCCAAACTTCATCGATATCTAACCCCATAGCTAAATGCATAAACCTATCATTATATTCCGCTACGTCAGCATCAATACCTTTATATTCAACACCTTCTTTAACAAATCTATGATAACCCTTACCAATATAAGTATGATTATTTACTTCTTCACCATAAGAAAAGTTAACACCATCCGTATCTAACACCAAAGGGTCATAACCACGTTCAATAAAAAATCTAATCATGTGACGAAGATATTGTCTACCAGTACAAGTAATCATCTCACCAACATCAATATCACCCCAAGGGAAAATATAAGGTGCTGAAATTGAACCGAATGCTGAGTTATTAAAAATCTTAATCGGTAATTGTTTCTTATCAAACTTGTTAGCTAATTTATATTCACCTTTTTTAAGGTAATCTGCTGCCAAATATTTATATTCATTACGAGTATCTAATAAATAACGTAACATCGCTCTTAAAGCTCCCGATACATCTACTTCAGGAAAAACTTCATGTGTTAATTGTATTGATGGATAAAGTGATGCATAATCGAATTTAGCTATGTTCTGACTATAACCCAATTTTAATAGCCTTGATAAACCACCAACAAAAGGTCTTTTTTCTTGAATATCGGGGATTGCTAAACCATTTTCATATGACCATGCCAACATTAACGTTTTCCACATTGTTGCAGTACCCATCGTAATAGACCTAACAAAGTTTGTTGGAACCAATGCTGCGGTTAAGAATCCAGCCTGACCATAAATATCATCAACTTGTTCCGTTTCCAAAAGGTCATCATTCAAATATTCCTTTAATAAGAATCTACCATCAACAATCTCCCATTTATCCTCATAACCCTCAATATCTTTTGGTTCAGGTTTTTCACCATCCAATTCATACCAATCACCTGATGTTGGGTTGTAATAAAAGTTTTTGTTTTCATTCCAAATCTTACCCAAAATATTACCATCAATATAAACACGATTCTGACGTTCAACCCCAGCTTCTTTTGCTATATATTTTAATCGACCATTTTGTAAGTTTGAGTTTAATGCCATCGCCTGTCTAACCCTATGGTACGTATCCATAACGTTATAACCCCACATTGTTGTTTGGTAATAATTTTCAGTTTCAGCACCCAACTTTAATGTAGATGGTTTTCTATAGGGTTTAATCATCGGATGTTTTGTTTTAATAACATCTGTATCCATAACAATAGAAGTAACCCTACCTGTTTTCTTAGATTTTTTTACAATAGAATTTGCTATTTTTAATATTTGCATCCTACCAAAAATATAAGACCAGTCAAAGTTTTCAGAGTTATACCCAATAATAATTGTTGGTTCCAACTCATGTACGATATCAAAAAACTTTTCATACATCAGTTTTTCACCTTCTTCTGTATATTCACCATCTTCGTTATAAGCAGTCAATAATTCCTTAAAACCACGATTATCCTTAACCCCAATCATGAAACAATGTCCATTATCAGGTTCTAAACTCGTGGTCTCAATATCGAATGTTAGTTTGTGTACTTCGGTATAATCATCATAACCCTTAAATAACCTTTTACCTGTTTGAATCATAAATTGTTCAACAGGTGGTAATAAGGTAATCATTTTACCAGTTTCACCCCATGGGTCTATACCCCCTCTTTTGAAGAAATTAACCAAATCACGATAAGTTCCTGTGGTTTTAACCATAAAATTATAACCACTCTCCAACCTTTGGTTATCACCTGTTTCTAATTTTTCTGTTGTAATACCAAAAGTTTTTGCGGCCTTTTTTATGGTATCGATATCATCTCCATAAAAACCACTACCCCTTAAATTTTTGGTCCAACAAAATGGTGTGAATTTTTGTACTTTGATTTTTTTACCTTTTTCAGGGTCGTCTATAACAATATAAACTTTATTTGTTTCATCAATTGACCAATCGTCTGTTTGGTCCAACTCAATAGATGTGATATACTTCTCATCATCATGACCCTCTAAGAATTTTTTAATGTCTTCGGGTGTAGCCTGTTTAATATTTTCTTTACTCATATATGTTTTTAGATTTTTGGGACGGGTTAAATCTTAACCACTCGTTATTAATAATTCATTATTTGTATAATAATAAGCACAAAAAACCACATCGTAAAGATGTGGTCCCTTATATATTTTTTGTTTATTTACTCTCGTCTATTTTTTCTTTTAGTTTTTGAACGAATGTGTCCTTAAATTTTAATAAAAAATCCTTGCCATCTTTGCCGAAATAAGAAAGACCCGACATGTTCGTTATACACTTATGACCCCCCGACTGTGACTGAACCATATCCCATCCAGTAATCGATAACATTTTAAGTGCTCTCCTTTCTCTATCAGTTAAATCAACATAAGGTTTTGCTAAAATCTTTTTTAACGCTGATTGCCATCTCTCAACAGTATAATCTTCTGGTGAACCTTTTGGTGTTTGGTTTAATCCACTAATACCACCTTCTGTATCTCCAAATAAAGCAACCAAATCTTCATAAGTAAAACCAACAGAATCAGGACCAAAATTCTTACTTTTTTCAGCAAAATATTTAATCGTGTCAACTGTTATTTTTTTGGCTTTCAATTCTGTTTCATATACAGAAAAAACTTCTTGTGCTATCTCACCCAAATTAACGCCTTTTAATTGTCTATCTTTTTTAAATGGATTACATGATGCTTGTAATAAACCCAAAGGCCATGCAATAACCAAAAAGTTAGCTTCAGGATGTAACTTAAAAGGAACATATCTATCATAAGAACCAGCCTTAAACATAGAACCACCACCATATTGTGAAATGATACCGTATTCTTCGTCATATTGAACATTCTCACTTTTAGATTGTGCCTCAATATAATTCTCCAAATTACCTTTCATAACATCAGGTGAAACATAACCTTCTTCTTTAGCTAATTTAACAATATTTAAATAGATGTTTAATAAAGATGGTGTTGACATCAAAACCAATCTCTCCAAGAAATTAGGTTTGTTTTTATAAGCCAACAATAATTTATTAGTCACCAAAGCCATAATCTTTTTATTCCTAGATAATTCTTTTTCTTTATCATATTGGAATATATAAGTCATGATATCTTCTGGTTTAATATCCATATTAACAAAATCAGCTGAATCAACAGTTGAAATCATTTTAATGTCTGCATCAGGGAATATTTCTCTTGGTGATAATATTTGTGATATTGTTTCTACATTAGAACGTGCATGTCTAAAAGATGTGGATGTATCCTTTTCAACACCAACCTGTGAATCGTGGTGGTCAGTGTGAATAGTAAACATCGGTTTACCATGAGCGAAATCAACTAATACGGGCATCACATCACCACTAGCATCAGGTTTTTTAATAGCAAATTCTTTATCACCATATTGTATTACTTCAGCATCAACAACTTTGATACCATTATTTTCTAGGTAATATCTAATCCCTAAAGCACTTGCCACACCATCAAGACCCGTCAAAGATCCTGATGAAAGTAGATTTTTGCCTTATCATAACGATGAGACAAATCACGTATATTACGTATTCCACTTTCAATCAGGATCTGATTCAAAATTTTTTCTAAAATTATCATATTATTTTTTTTTATAATAAATATACACAAAAAGTTATTTATTCTTCTCCAACACTTCGATATGGTGATTTATATACCAAATAGCCTTTTTTAAGTCCTCAATTTCTTTGTCAGAGTGTTTTTTTCCCGCTCTAGAAATATATTTAACAGCATTCCCCAAAGAGAACCCCAAATCCCATGCATCAATAACTTTTATTGCTTCATATACATTATCAGAACCACCATAATGTTGTGGGTGGTTTACGTGTTCATAATTTTTTTCCATACCTCTTTTTTATTTTATTTTTATCATATATATTTGTTTTAATAAAATTAATGAAGGTTATGTTAAAAATTAAAGCAACTGTGTATCCTAGTGATACAAAAACAAATGAAAACACAAAACTTACAATGTCAGAATTAGATAAGTTTTGGACACAAAAAGGTTGTAAATTCAACCAAAAATTATATTTGAATTTGATTAAAGTAAAAAATCAGATGGATTAGAAGTAATTCCTAAGGATTTTATCAAACAAATCTTCTTGTATGTTCATAGATACGTGTTCATCACCAATGACCGTATCTATGATCTTTCTTTTTCTTTCTAACATATCAAACATTTGTTCATCTATCGTACCAACTGATATTGGGTAATAAACGTTTGTTGTAGATGTTGAACCCAATCTATGTGCTCTATCCTCTGCCTGAGCATGGTTAGCAGGAACAAAATCCAAATCATTCATAATAACAACTTCTGCTTCTGTTAGAGTAATAGCTGTACCAGCTGAGATTAAATTACCAACAAAAACCTTAACATTTTCATCATTTTGGAAAGCATCCACAGAATGTTGTTTTTGTGTCCCATTCATCTTACCATTATGACCAACAGCTAATCTACCAAAATGTTTCATTAATGCATCAAATGAATGTGTAAAGTTGGTGAAAATAATAACCTTCTTACCGTTTTCTATCGCCTCTTCAGCCAAAGAAATACTTTGTTTTGTTTTTTCTAAAGCTAAATATTTTCTTAACACAATCAACTCAATCATGTGTCTCCCAGAACCTAATCTTTTACCTTCTGATTTTGCCCATTCTAAATATTCATCGAACGCTCTATTATATTCATTCATATCATCTAATTCCATATAATATGGTGCAACAATCTTTGGTGGTAAATCCAAATGGTCGTCTTTTTTTCTTCTTAAAATAAGGTCTTTTGTACGTTCATGTAATTCCTCTAAGTTGGATGCTCCATCAGTTAACCAAATATCTTTATATTGACCTGTTTTTAATTTTTTTCTAAATTTCTTACCATCACAATATCTAAAAGCATATTGTTTCCAACTTGTTGTAACAGGTGATTCACATATTTTCAATAAATTATAAAAATCCATTGGTCTATTCGCTAATGGTGTTCCTGTTAATAACCACTTTCTTTTAATATTTTTGGTGATTTGTGAAATAATTTTAGCTCTATTACTTGAAGGGTTTTTAACCATGTGGGCCTCATCCATAATTATTAAATCAAAACCTTCGTTTTCTAAATGTCTATGGATTTCGTGTTCCTTATAATTTTTTCTACCATCAGTTATTGTATGAAAATTTTTTAATATATCATAGTTGATTATTGTATATCTTTTTGGGTTCCAATGACCTGATTTAATTATCGATATTTCATCTTCATCTATGTAAGCATTAATCTCTCTGAACCAGTTTATTTTTGCGTTAGCTGGACAAACTATTAAAACCTTCTTTGAACCTGATTCTATTGATGCTACTGTGGACATAATGGTTTTGCCTAACCCCATATCATCCCCCAAAATTCTATTATTTTTGGACAAAAGAAATTTAACACCTTGTTCTTGATGTGGGAATAATTTCCACCCTCTTTTATCCATTTTTTGGTATTTTTCAAAATCAACTTCAACCTCAACTTCTAAATCATATAGATTTTCAAATACCTGTGTTTTTGGTAAGTAGAATATTGGTGAATATTTTTGGTTCTTAAAAACTTTACCTTTTACATGATAAGATTTTTCTGTATCACCTAAAATAGTTTCAATAAATATTTTTTCAGGAACATGGTTTAATTCGAATTTTTCTTGTAGTTGTTTACCAAAAAATTCTGTAATATCTATAACCTTATTTATTTCAACAGAATCTTTATAATAATTTAATTCTATATATTCAGCAACACTAGGTGATATAAAAAAAGAAGGATCTTTTTTTAATTTTTCTTGCAAAGATAAAATATATTCATTATTGCCTTTATATTCTTCTAGTTTAGCTAGCGTTTTTCTATTTTTTAATTTACTAATATCTAACATTTAGTATCAAATATGCTAATTAATTATATAATCAAGAGTAATTAAGTAAATACTAAATATTTATAAATAAAGAATATTATGGCTAATAAGAAAAAACTACCGATAACCCGTATGGGGAAATTTTATGATTACCTAGATTTTGGGTTAGAAAACGAGATGGCTCGTGAATATCTAGAAGGTGATATTAATTTTACTGTGATACTTTTTAGGGTTGATAGAATTAAAAGCCAAACTGATGATGTTTATGGTGAATCAGATGCTGAAGAAATAAAATTTCATCCACCAGTTGAAATAAAAGTTAGACCTTCTTTGGAAGAATCTAGTTCAAAGGCTTATTTTGAGGGTCATGGTAGATATGAAGATTATGGCAATTTATCTTTTACAGTTTTTGAGGATCATTTAAAAGAAATGGGTGTTGATATTACCTATGGTGATTATATAGGATATCCTGATAAGGAAGATAATATAGCTTATTTTACCGTAACCAACGATGGTAAAATAAATAGTGATAACGCAAAAACAAGGGTTGGTTATAAGGCTTATTATAGAAAAATAACATGTACTAAAGCAGACCCTAACGAGTTTAACGGATAAGAAATATGGCTTTACCAAAGAAAAATAAAAAAAATATTGATATTAAAAGAACCGACCTAAAAGGTGGTCCGAAACAATACATAGACCAATTCTTGGGACAGAATAAACAGTTTCTACCTAGGTCTGTTGATATCGCCGATTTGGATAATGGTTTTGTTGGCTTTGTTGAGAACAATTTGGGTATTGAATTAAAAGGTGAAAAGGTTCCTATACATTTTTTAACATTACAAAGATGGAATGAGTTTGCTAAATTATGGCCAAATACCGATAAATATAAAAACATGAAAATCCCTTTTGTTTCGATTGTTAGAAGACCAAACCCCGATAAAGGAACAAATCCTGCTGATTTTAAAATTCCAATTAGGAAAAACTTCCCTTATATGCAAATACCTGTTTGGGATGGTAATAGAAATGGTACCGACATTTATGGAATACCAAATCCTGTTGGTATAGATATGGTTTATACTGTTAGGTTTTTTTCTTATAGAATGCGAGAATTAAATAAACTAACACAAAAAGTATTACAAACGTTTGCTTCAGCACAAGCTTATGTTAATATAAAAGGACACTACTTCCCAATTATGTTAGAATCAATAGGTGATGAGAGCCAAATAGATGATTTGGAAGGGAAAAGGTTTTATGTTCAAAGTTATGAGATGAAATTAATGGGTTATTTGGTAGATGAAGAAGAATTTGATGTTAAACCAGCAATTAATAGGGTTTTTGTAACAACCGAATTAGAAAATAAAAAACTAAAACCGGTACTTAAAACAATTAAAGATGATGTTAATAATGACAAATCGTTAAAAATAGTTATTCAATTTTTACCATCAGCACCAACTTCTTTAACATTTAAAACAGATAATAAAACAAATTTTTCAACAATTAATTTAACTAATGTAGATACTTATACTATAAGGAAGAATGGTACAATAATATCTTTGCCATTTGTTGTGGAACCAACAGATGAGATTATAATCGATATTGTTAAAACAGATTCTAATAAAATTGCTGAAATAACAATTAGAGGATTAATAATGATATAATGAGTAATAAAAATTGTGGACCAGATATAGTTAAATATTTTGTTGTTGAACCTAGTAAAACAATAAGTATAAGTGGTGCTACTGGTGATTTTAGTGTATGTTCTGGTACAACATTTGTTAATACGATATCAGGTTGTACTGATAACGTTAATTTAAATGGTGTTATTTTTAATAACAATGGGGAGGTTAGTTTCCCACAAACTTTAAGTGCTTGTACAGGAATACACACATCTAATTTATATGGTTGTTCACCAATAACTGTACATGATGAAGTCATATTGTTAAGTGGATTAACATTTAATTCAATTTATGGTGATAATACTTTAACACAGATTTTAGTTAGAGATAGTGTTACAGGTGAAGTAAAGTATAGAGATGTTAGTAGTATAACACCTGATACTAATACTTTTGTCACTGGTGGTACATTATCGGGTAACGATTTAATATTAGAAAAAAATAATGGTGTTGATGTTAACCCTATTGATTTATCTGGATTAGTTAGTGGTAAAACTGATTTAAGTTTATTTAATTCACATACTGGTAATACAAATAACCCACACCAAACGTCTTTTAGTAATCTAACTAGTACAGCACACACACATACTATATCATAAGTTATTAACTTACAAACAGAATTAGATAGTAAAACTAATAATACTGATTTTGTGACACATACTGGTGATACTTCAATTCACTTTACAAAGGGTAGTATCAATCTTAGTGATTTAGGTAGTACAGCACATACACATACTCTTAGTGATATAACTGACTTTAATAGTTACAGTGGTAGTGTACAAACAAAGATAGATGGTAAGACGGATTTAACACTTTTTAACACACATACTGGTGATACAAATAATCCTCACCAAACATCTTTTGGAAATCTAACGTCAACTGCACATACACATACTATATCTGATGTAATTAATTTACAAACTGAATTAGATGGTAAATTAAATATAAGTGAATTTAATACATATACTGGTAATACAGAAACATTATTAAATACTAAGATTAGTGGAGCAACAAACCTTTCATCTGAAGGGATATTTGCACAAAAAAATGGTTTAGATTTAGAATTTAAGGGAATAACATCTACAGGTGGTACAGTAAACATATCTTCTAATTCTAGTTCAGTTAATTTAGAAGTAACGTTCCCAACAGACCAAGATAAGTTTGTTAGTGGTGGTACTTACAATGGTGGTACAAAAGAAATAAACTTTGTTGGTAACTCTGTTGATACCACATTTGATGTTGATTTAACTTCATTGGTTAGTTCGGTGAGTGCTAACACTTATGTTATTAATGGGGTTTATAATGATTCTACCGATACACTATCTCTTTTAAGAAATGATGGTAATTTCGTTAATATAACAGGAATTACTGATACATTTACAACAGGTGGTACTTATGATAATAGTACAGCCATATTAAGTTTCACAAAAAATGATTCTACAACCTACGATGTTGATATGTCATCATTACCTTTGGTTGATGATATTACATTGGAGATTGATAGTAATAACGATATAAGATTAAAAGATTTTGTGGGATCACCTACTGGTGGTACAAGGACTTTTGATGGGCAGATTATTATCACAAGTGGTTTAACGTTATCTACTTTAGGTACGGGAACAAGTATTAATAATTTAGGTGTTGATTCTAATGGTAATGTAGTTGTTGGTACAACAGGTGGTACTAACACAAATACTTATGTAACAGGTTTCACTTTTAACCCATCTACTTATGATTTAACAATTAAACAAAATGATGGACAACCTGATTTAACATCTAATTTAGCTGTTTTAGCATCAGATGTTTATGTTGTTAGTGGAGTTTATAACCCATCTAATGGTATTGTTACTTATACTAATAGTAGTGGTGGTACATTCCAAGTTAGTGGATTCACAACGGGTATGACTGATAGTTACACAACTGCTGCCAATCTTAATGGTGAAACAATTGAATTTGATAATAACATACAAGGAAGTAATTTATATAGTGTTAGTTTGACTCCTGTATTAAGTGGTAAAACTGATTTAACATTATTTAATTCACATACTGGAGATACAAATAACCCACATCAAACATCTTTTAGTAATTTAACCTCAACTGCACATACTCACACTATATCTGATGTAACTAACTTACAAACAGAATTGGATAACAAATTAAATATATCTAACTTCAATACATATAGTGGTAATGTACAAACACAATTAAACACTAAGATTGAAAATGGTATTAATAGTGGTGGTGCTAATGAGGTGTTTAGTGGTAAGTCTGGAACAGATTTATATTTTAGAACACTTAGTGGTGGTAGTAATACAACAATATCTACAATAGGTGATATAATTAAAGTAGATGTAACGGTACCAGTAGATACAAATACATTTGTAACAGGTGGTACATACAACCCAACAACAGATATAATTAGTTTATACAGAAATGATGCTGTAACAATAGATATTACAGGTGTTACTGATAATTTTGTGGTTGCTGGTAGTTATAACGATTCTACGGATACTATATCTCTTTTAAGACAAGATGGTAGTTTTGTAAATATTACAGGGGTTACTGATACATTTACAACAGGTGGTACTTATGATAACGGTACATCTATTATTACATTAACAAGAAACGATAGTACAACATATGATGTTGATTTAACTTCTTTACCTTCAACAGATGAGGTTACAATAGAAGTTAATAGTTTAAATGAAATTACTTTAAAAGAAGTTGTTGGAGCACCAACTGGTGGTACAAGGACTTTTGATAGTTTTATTACAATAACAAGTGGTTTAACCTTAAATAATTTAGGTACAGGTACGTCAGTTAATAATTTAGGTATTGATTCTAATGGTAACATTGTTATTGGAACAAGTGGTGGTACAGGTACAGATTATTATGTTACTGGTGGTACTTATAATTCAGG